ATCGCTGGGGACGATGACACCGACCTGCCAGCGACGGATAGCGTGCCGGTTGACGATGGGGCCGATCTGCCCACGCCACCGCTGCCGCCGGTTGACGAAACGGCCCCTGACGTTGACGCGGGTGGAAACGGCGGTGCTGACCTGCCATTGCCGACACCGCCGATACCGCCGGGCGCAGGACCGCAGGGCGGCATCACGGGCCAGCCGGGTTACGATCCCCGCGCGCAAGAGGCGGCCGACCGTAAGCAAAACCTGTGGAACACGTTGCTTTATGCCGGCCTTGGCACGATGGGCGGGACTTCGCGTAATCCGCTGGTGAACCTCGGCCGAGGCGCCATGACCGGCATGGAAATGGCCAGCCGGGACGCGGCGCGACAGGAACAAGCCCGGACGCGCAAGGAACAGGCCGAGACGAACCGGCTTTGGCGCATCGGGCAGTTGGGCATCAACCAGCAGAAGGCCGACACAGGCGCCGATCTGGCCGGGCAGCGCATCCAACTGATGCAGGCACAGGCATCGGCCGCACTTGCGCGAGCGGTTCATGCCGGGTCCTCCCATGCGACAACTGGTGACATTCAGGTTGCCGCGATCAATGATCTGGTTGGAAAGCCGAACCCTGCCAAAAATGGCGACCCTTGGACGCGGTCAGATGCAACCCGTTACATTCTTGGCGTGGCGGGTCGCGAGGAAAACAACACCCGCAAGACGGATATCGCAGAGGATCGGGAAACTCGCTTGCAGGGCGAGTCTGATGCCCGTGTCGCAGCGGCGCAAAAGACCCAGGCATACAGGGACAAATATCTCGCGTTGCGTCAGCAGGGCGTGACCGAATTGAACGCGCGCACATGGCTCAATGCTGCGGTGAGGCTGACGCTGGCCGACCCAACAGGGAAGGGGGACTTGGGCAAGTCTCTCGATCAGGTCATGACAGGTGCCGGCAAGGCAGGTGCGACGGTCGAACAGCCCAAGGCGCCTACTCTGTCCACCAAAGCTCAACTTCAGTCGATTGCCAATGCGCGCGCTGCTATAGCCAAGGGTGCGCCCCGCGATGAGGTGATCAAAGCACTTCAGTCTAAAGGCATCGACACCAGTGGGTTGTAACCGCAATGGAAACCTTCGGCACAAGCGCCCCGGTTGAACAGCCGCCTCCGGTTGCGGCAACTGGCAACGACGCGCCATTGACGTTCGACCATCTGATCCCGAAAGCGGACACTACTCCTGCTGCGGCCGCCGGCCAAGGCGCCGAAGATGACACGCCATTGACGTTCGACCATCTGATGCCCAAGCAATCCTGGCCGGCGGCTGTTGGTAACGCGGCCATGCAAGGCGTGATCGGCGGCACCGGGTCGGCCATGGCGGGCGTCGGCAGCATCGGTTCCGCGCTGGAAAACACGGCGGCCACGAAACTGCTGGCGGCGGCCGATGCTGTGGCAGCGGGCGAGATGACCCCGCAAGCCGCGATGCGCGACCTGACCCCGACGCAACGCTCCATGTTCAGCGAGTGGGTGACCGGCACGCCAGAGGAACGGGTTCAGTGGCGCGCGGAAATGGGCAAGATGCTGACCGCCGCGCCCAACGCCTTGACCAGTGCCGGCGAGCGGGTTGGGCACTATGGCGAGGAATACAAGGTCGACCCCGGCAAGGAAGGCTGGACCACGGGCGGCGTGCGCATGGCTGCGGGCTTGGTGCCCATGGCGGCGGGCGCTGCGGCGGCGACCGTGGCGGGCGGCCCGACTGCGGGCGGCTTGGTCCTGGCCAGCACGATCTTCGGGCAGTCCTATGACATGGCGTTGCGCGAGGCGCGGGCCAAAGGCTTGCCGCCGGAACAGGCGGATCAGGCGGCCATCCAGAACGCCACGGCACAGACGGCCATCATGGGCGTGCCGATGTCGCGGTTGCTTTCTGCGGTGCCGGCGCCGATGCGGGAGGGTGCGCTCAAGACCCTGATCAATCTCGGCAAGCACGGGGTGGAATTTGGGTCGGCCAACGCGCTGTCGCGGTTCGTGCAGAACTATGTGCTGCGGGAAGCAGGCAAGCCGGATCAGGCGTTGACCGAGGGCGTGATGGACGCTGCGGCCGAGGGCTTGATTGCGGGCCTGATTGTGCCGGCGGCGGGCGGCGCGGTGCGCGCTGGGGCGCGCAAGGTGTCAGATGCCATTGCGCCCAATGCCTCGCCTGAATTGCGCCGGGCCATGGATGAGATGGAAGCCCTGGCACCTGAAACGCAGCCTGGCCGCGACGCGGTGCCAGATGTTGTGCGACCGCCGGCAGCCGAGGCAACGCCGCCCGAAACCGGGATGCCGCAGACCTCGACCAATGACCTGCTACGGCGGCAAGCGCCCGAGGCCGCCGCGGAACCTGCACCGACGCCGGAGCCGCCGCCTGCGCCCAAACTGCGCACGGTCCAAGAAATCATCGACCAAGACGGCGTGAGCGCAAAGAAGGCGGCGGAAATCCAGACGGCCGAGATTGAGGCGATATCGCGCCCGGTCACAGCGGAGGAAGTCGCGGCCCGGAAGGCTGGCCTGCCGCCGCCCGAAGCGCAGCCGGAAATCCCGACGATGGTTGTGCGCCCGGAACCCGAACAAGGCGAAACCCGGCCAAACCCGGCGGAACCCGGCGAAACCTCCGCGCCGCGTCCGGGCGAGGATGTTGGATTGGCGCCGGCACCGGAAGCGCCGGCCGTGGAGCCGCGTGCCGAGTCTGCACCGGCCAATGCTGAAGTGCCGACGCTCGACCGGCCCCCGCCGCGCCCGCAGGACGCCATATCGCTGCTGATCCAGCATGGCGGCATCAAGGATACCGGCGGTGACCTCAAGGCCATGGGCGCCGACACGATCCATCACCAGCGAGCCGGCCGCCTGATCAACAACACGCGCGGCATGGAACTCGACAAGGCGCGGGAACTGCTGGCGGATTACGGCTACATCTCGCACGACACCGATATCAACGACCTGCAAAATCTGATCGCGGAGCACATCGCCGGTCGCCCGACCTATCCAGCGCATTACGAGAGCGAGCGGCTTGCATGGGAACAAGGGCGCGCCGCCGAGAGTGAGCGCGACCGGGCCGTTGATACGCTGGGCGATGTGCGCGCCGTGGCGGATGAGGCGGGCGTGACGCTCACGGCGGCGGAACAGGAACACGCAGCCCGGCTGATCCTTCAAGGTGAGGCGCCGAACGACGCGGTGTATGAGGCGGTGCGCGCGGGCGACGCTGATGCACAGGAGGCGTTCAACCAAGCGCGCGGGATGCTGTCCAAGCGCGAGCAATCCGCCGCCGACAAGGCTGCCGAAAACGCACCAAGCCCCGAGGCGGGCGAAGCGCGGCGTCGTCTGGCCACGGTCATGCAAGCCGTCATGCGCTATCTTGGCGTGCCGTCCGATGTGGGCCTGCGGCTGGTCGACCGGCTTGCGTCTGAGGACGGCGCATCGTCCGATGCCGCCTACACACGCGACCTGATCACCTTTGCGCTCGACACCGCTGCGGTGCGCGGTCCTCATGCTGTGCCCGAAAAGCTGTTCCATGAAGTCGTGCACGCGCTGCTTGATCCGAAGCTAGGGGTGCTGACGACAAACCAGACCCGCGCGCTGTTGACCGCTGCGGATCGCTGGCTGGCCGAGGGCAACAACCGCGCCCGGCTGGAACGCATGGGTTACACCCCGGAGCAAATGCGCGAGGAAGCGGTGGCGCGATGGGCCGAGGAAGTCTTGGCGAAGTCGCGGGATGCCGGGCCGATTGGGCGGCGCGCGCTGGACGCGATGAACCGGGCGGTGCAGGCCATCGGCAACGGGTTGCGGGGCCAGGGGTTCCGTTCGGCGGATGGTGTTCTGCGTGCCGTGATGCAGGGCAAGGTGAAGGCGCCCGAGGGTGGCGCGCGCGGCGCGGTTCCGGGTCAACAGCAGGACAGCCGCCGCGAACCGCTGCCGCCGAAGTCCGGTCCTGACCTGTTCGGGCGCGCCGCTCCGGCGCCACGCGAACGGCAGGCTGAACCGACGATCAAGAATGACCAGCGGCAAGAGACGATGTTTGGTCCTGGCTCTGCGGTCCAGGCGCAGGCTGCACGGGATCAGTCGGGACGTGGCGCGCTGACCGCCAAGGCGCCGCAGCAAGCCGCCGATCAGGGCTTGTTTGCCCCGCCGAAGCCGCCGCAGGATCGGCTATTCTCCAAGCGTGAGGACCCGCCGAAAACTGTGGCCGAGGGCGTGCGCCGGTTGGCCGCGCTGCCCGTCATAGCCCGCGCGACGCAGGCGACCACTGCCAAGGCCAGCGACCTCGCGAGCGTCGTCCGCATGGCCGTTGCCCCCATGGCCGAGGGCAGCAAGGAGACGATGGCACAGGCCAAGGATTACGCGAACCTCAACCGCCTCGCGCGGCATGAGGCGAGTATGCTGACCTCTTGGCTCGACAAGACCTATACGCCCGAGCAGCGCCGCCGCATGTGGGAAGCCGCCGACGAGCAATCTGTGGCGATGCAGCAGGGGCAGCCGACCGAGGGCATCGGCCTGGACCGCCTGACACCGCAGGAGCGCGCCGTGGTGCAGCAGTTGCAGGCCCTATCCGACGACGCATTCCAGCAGGCGCGGCAACTCGGCATGATCGAAAGCGATGGGCTGCCGTCGTATGTGCCCCGCATGGTCGTGGAAATGGTCGACGGCGTGGCCCGACCGATCACCGACAAGCAGGCGCGCAACTTGCCGGGCACGATGGAAGCAACCCGCACCAGCACGCCGCACCTCCGGCATCGCGAGCATCTGACGACCGAGGAAACGGAGCGCGCCGCGCGGGCCGCACTCGATAACCCCAACGTCGCGGTGGCGCGGGATATCAGCACGCTCCCGCTGGCCACGATGAAACTGCAACAGGCCATTGCGGGCCGGGTGCTGATCAACCAAATCCGCGAGGCCGGCCGGCGCTCGGGCGAGCAAGCCGTGGCTGAGGGCGCTGAACCGCAGGATGGGTTCAAGTGGTTCACGATCCGGGAAAATCCGGCGTTCTGGACGTGGCGGGTGCGTGATGGCCAAGACGGCGCGAAGATCATGGAGAAGGTGCCGCTTTACATCCGTGGCGACTATGAAGGACCGTTGCGGGCTGTTTTGACGGATCGGAGTGGCGGCGCGCTTTACAAGGCGTGGATGGCGCTCAAGGGCAGGATGATGACGGCCATCATGTGGGGCGTTGTGCATGGCACCGTCATCGCGGGTCGTATTTCTCCGAAGTCGCCCAACCTTGTTCGGCTCTATCGGGAGGGCGCGACGCTGCGCGAGGACCCCGCAGCCATGCGCGAATTTATCATGTCCGGTGGTGTGCCGGTTGGCCACGACTTTGGATATCAGGACATTAGCGGCGCGTTGAATGAGGGCGTCCCAAGCAACCGGTATATGTCGACCGTCGCGGCGCGGTGGGTGGCCGGCGACAAAGCGGCAAACGCCGTCGAGCGGGCCAATGATTTCGTTCACAACACGCTGACGTGGGACACCATCGGCAAGTGGCAGATGGGCATGTTCCAGCAGATCAAGCGAGCCGAGATTGACCGTGGCGCCGATCCGCAGACCGCGGCACGCATGGCGGCGCATGTCGCGAACCGGCTGGCCGGCGCGATGCCTGCTGAGGCGATGTCGGCCTTTGCACAGAAGGCGGCGAACCTGCTGCTGTTCTCCCGGTCCTATCGCATCGGTGGCGCGGGCCAGATCAAAGACCTGCTCAACGGGATGCCACGCGACGTGCGGGCGCAGATCGAACGCGACCAAGGGCCAGAGGCGGCGTTGAACGCACAGGCGCGGGGCCGGCGCATCGCGCGCGCTGTGCTGCTGGCTGACCTCGGCATCTATGTCGCGTCCAACTCGCTGCTGCAAAGCGCGGCCAATGTGCTGCTGAACGACGGCAGCATTGACGAGGAAGCCAAGGGCTACGTGCGCCGACTACTGGATCAGGGCAAAGAGGTCGCGTCGCATCCCACCAAACTGCTCAACCCGTTCTGGGTGCTGGACCTGCCGGAAAAGCTCATGTCCACCTCGGACAACGAGCCGGGCAAGCACGCGCGCATTCTGGTCGGGCGCGAGGAAGATGGGACCGGCATCTATGTCCGCAACCCGGCCGGCAAGTTTCCCGAGGACATCTTTGATTACATCCAGCGCCCGGTGCAGACCTTGAACCGGATCACGTCGCCGTTCGTGCGGCTTGGCCTTGGCATCTTCGGCAACAACAAGGGGTTCAACCGCCCGATCCATGACCCGTATTCCGGCTTGGATCAGTCGTTCCTGTCCAACGCGGTCGACATTGCAAAATTCGTGGCCGAGGGTGTGACACCGTTTACATCGCTGATTGAGCCTGTCGTTGACCTCGCGAAGAAGGGCGTCGGGGTCAAGACCGGCAATAGCGCGGCGATGGACGTGGGCAAACTGCTTGGGTCGGCTTTCGGTGTCACGATCTCCAAGGGCTTCCCTGGTGGCCCCGAAAAGGGTGAGATGTTCGCCGTGCGGAAAAAGTCCGAATACGACACCAACCGCGCCATGCCCGCGATCCGCGACGCCATCAAGACTGGCGAGATAGACAAGGCGGTGGACATGATGCTGGAACTGAAGATGACACCGCGCGAGCAAAGCCGGGTGTTCGACAGCGTGAGAAACCCGTCGCGCGTGTCGCCCGGCCAGATGCGGCGGTTCCAAATGCGTGCGCCCGACGAAGCAAAAGAGCGCGTTGAGCGTGGCCGCGAACGGCAGGGCATCGCTCCGTAGCGCATCCGCGTTGCTGTTGGTTCTGCCAATCTGTTAGGGTGCGCGCGCCTGGCGGGCCGTCAGCGCAACCCCGATCCCGTGCAAGGTGCCCAAGCACGCTATCCGAAAGGAAGGCGTTGCCATGTTTCGGCTCTTGTTCTTACTCGTTGGGTTGCTGGCCTTAGCCGCCCCGGCGCACGCGCAACAGGCGCAACTGTATTGCCGGCAAGCAGATGGCGGGGCGTTCGTTCCGGTGCAGCCTGGGCAGCCTTGCCCGGTCGCGTTGGTGCCGTCGTCGTCATCCGCGGTTGCGATTGCGTCGGTGGTGTCGACCTCGGCCGAGGCCAGCCACGTCATCAAGGCTGCGGCTGGGAACCTGTATTCGGCATACGCGGTCAACCTCACTTCAACGCCCGGCTATCTCCTGGTGTTCGATGCCGCGTCGGCGCCGGTCGATGGCGCCGTGACCCCGCTGGATTGCGCGCCGCTCCCCGCGTCTGGATCGGCCTCGGTCAATTATCGGTCGGGTCCGCCCAAGCGGTTTGCTACCGGTGTGGTCGTGGTCGTGAGTAGCGGGGCATCCTGTTTCAGCAAGGTATCCGGCACGATCACTGCTTTCATATCCGGGGATGTGCAGTGACCGATCTATTGCGCCCGGAAGAATTTTCCGCGCCCTCCGCTGACGGCTTGGACATAAGCCTCATGGGCCGCTTCAGGCGTTGCAAACGTGCCGATATGCACTTCCTTGCCGTCGATCACCGCCCGGGCGCGAAATTTTCCCTTCAATCTTCCGACGCCTTTGTAAGGGCTGCCGTGTCGTTTGCGCGCATTGTAGCTATTGAGGCGCTGGTCTGCCTCTCTCAGATTTTCCCATCGGTTATCATCAGGATGGCCATTAGCATGGTCGATGCCATGGGCCGGGTCATCTCCCGTCATCATCTTCCAGATGATGCGATGAACAAGAAATCTTTGATATTCAATGCATACGATAGAATACCCGTCGAACCGTTTGGTCCCGACGATTTTCCCAGCAAACCGAGCGTTTGTGGCGTTGCATTGATGTTGGTTCGGAAAGTCCGAGGGCGGTCTTTCCTTCCACCGCAATTCCCCGTTCTGCGGGTCGTAGGAAAAGCGATCTATCAACCATTGGGCTGGTGGCAGCGGAAGAATTTTCATGATTTTTGCTGTGTATCACCAATGGGTCGGTGCATCAATGAGGTGACAGCATGACCAAACTTCTCGCCGCGATCGCTGCGGCGTTTTTGCTGATCGCGCCCGCGTCGGCGCAGATCACAAGCCAGCCAATCGTTGGCACCGGATCGGTTCTGCTCACGGCGGCTTCGGGCAATTTCATCGTGCCGGCGGGCGTAACCTCGGTGCAGGTGGATGCGTGCGCGGCGGGCGGTGCCGGCGGCGGCGGCCAGGCTTCCGCGGCGACTGCTGGCGGCGGTGGTGGTGGTGCTGGCGACGCGATGATGAGCTATCCCGTCACGGTCGCCCCGGGTAATTCGCTGGCATACACCATCGGGCAGGCGGTGTCGGGCGCTGCGGCTGGTGGCACGGGCGGCAACGGCAGCAACACCACACTGGCGCTTCCCGGCACGCAAGGCACCCTCACGTTGTATGGCGGCCAAGGCGGGTCTCCGGGCGCCGCTGGTGTCGGTGGTGCGTCTGGTGGTGGTGGCGGGCAGGCGCAAGGTGTGGGCAGCGGTGGCGTGTCTGCTGCGGGCGGTGCGAACGGGTCCAGTAGCGCGGTCACGACATTTACCCCGACTTCCGGCGCTGTGTTCTATGGCCCGTCTGGCGGCGGCGGCGGCGCGACTGCCGGCACCGCTGGCTTCGGCGGCAAGGTGGTCACCGGCGGGCGTTCGGTGTTTGGCCTCGGCGGAACGCAGGGCGCGGGTTCTGGCGCTGGCGGCGGTGGTGCCAACAACATCTACGGCCATGGCGGCGTCGGCGGTGTGGCTGGGTCCAACGGCATCGCGCCCACCTTCGGCTTTTGTGCCGGTGGTGCGGGCGGCGGCTCCAATGCGAGCGGCGGTGCGTCGACGGGCGGGATGATCCGTATCAGGTGGTAAGCATGTTCAAGCGCATCGTCCTGGCTGTCATGTTGGCGCTGACCTCGGTCGGCGCCAATGCAGCCTGCAACCCATCTGACGCGCCGCCCAATTCGATAGGGTGCCAGCCTGCGCTTCCGAGTGCAGTGCAATCGACGGACCTTCTGCTTGGGTGGCGGCCATCGCTTGGCAAGACAGCATCGCGCACGGTGACGCCCGCGCAACTGCTCCAAGCCGGTTTGCCGGGGGCGTTCGCCACGCTATCGGCCAGCGGCGCGGCGGCGCTCGCATCCACCCTGAGCGTCGGTAGCACGGCAATCGACGCCATGACCGTTGCGGGCGGTGGCACGTTCGGGCCGTCCGACTATCGGCAGATCGAAATCATGCCAAGCGGCACCGAGGACTTCGGCGTTGGATCGCCGCAAATCCTGCGCGTGCGGCGCGTAGGCAGCGACAACACGGCAGGCGTCACCTACAGCAACCTATGGGTCACTCGTTCGTCCTGGGTTCTGACGGGCACGGGCGCGCCGGCCGGCACGCGGTTCAATGCCGTATTCGACACGGGCAACAGCGCGGGCGCCGATCCTGGCGCGGTGTGGGGCGTCCTCTCGACCCTTTCCACGGCGGCAAGCGTCGACTCGCAAAGCGCGGTGTCCACCTATATCCAGGCGGTGCGCTCCGGCGCTCCTGCTGGTGGCAAGGTCGGTGTGCCGCTTGAAGCTGCGGTCATTGAGTTTCGAGACGCCAGCGGCCTAAGCACGGCGACAACGGGCCTCGCGCGCACCCTCGAATTGGATATGTTCGTGAACGGCGCGGATGACCTGGCGGGCGCGGTCGGGCGTGAAGTTATGCCGATCGTTCTTGGCAAAGCCAACTCGGCCGATGCGTCCCCGACTATCACCTCCGTCATTGGCGTGTATCCGGTGGCTGGCGACGGTGTGCATATCAAGCGCGGCATTACCTGGGCCGGATCGCTCAACTTCGACCAGTCGCTATTTGACACGCGCGACAGCGTGCAGGGCGCGAGCGCGGCGGCGGTGTGGTTGAAGGACGGCCATAAGCTGGCGATGGATGGCGGTTCGACCGGGGACACGTCGCCGCCCAACGCCTATCTCACGCACGGGTCAAGCCGCTTTCAATGGTGGGCTGGTGGCGCGGAAGTCGCCTCGGTCAGCGATGCCGGCGTTGGTATCATTGGCGGGGGCGCGGCACCAATCACGCTGTCGAGCGGTATCATCAGCGTGCCCGCATCGCAAAGCCTTAACATCCGCACTAGCACCGCAGGCCAGACCATCACGCTTGGCGCTCCGTCTGCGGGCGTCGGCAATGTTCTGACGGTTACACCCAATAGCAACGGCAATTCATTCTTCGGTTCGGCGCCGAACGACACGACGGTCACGAACCGCCTGACGGTCGGGCAAATACGGTCGTCTGGCAACAGCTTTGCCCTGTCTGGCACCGTGACGCCAACCGCTTTTGCTGGCACGGGGTCGACCGCGACTGTGACTTTTGCCGCGATCACCAGCACGGTGATTCCGGTTGGGTCGTCTGTGACGATCAGCGGCGCCACTCCCGCCGGCTACAACGGGACCTACACAGTCACGGCGTCGACCAACACGACGGTATCGTTTGCGAGCGCCACGACGGGTGCGCTTTCTGTGGCCGGCTCAATGGCCTATTCCATGCCGGCGCAGCGCGTCCTCAGCATGGTATCGAATTGGTCCGGCACGGCCTTGGCCGGAACGCCGTTCTACCCCTACACCTTCACCATCCCTTCAGACACCTCAGATACGGGCGCGACCGGGTCCGGCGGGACCTTGATGTATCTGGCGCACAATTGGGGTGGCGCAGCGAAGGGCAGCAAGGGCGGGATGCGGATCGCCCTGACCCACACCAGCGCAACCAATGACCCGTTTGTGGGGTCGATCAACCAACAGCACGTCGTGGGCGAGTGGTGGGGCGCAACCGCCTACAATGCCGGCGGCACCGGATCGGGCACGCTGGCCGCAGGCTCGTTCTACGGCACCAATCCACAGATACTTTTGCAGCAGGGCGCAACCTACTGGCGGCTGGCGAACGGGATGGGCGAGGTCAACCTTGCCCTCTACGCATCCTCCCGCACTCTGACTGTCGGCGGCACCGTGACGGCCGGCGATGTCCTGACCGTGACGTTCGCTTCATCGGATATCGTCGGCACGCCGGTGTCGGTGTCGTGGACGGTCGGGGCCAGCCAGACCACGGCCATGATCGCCAACAACATCGCGGCGGCGATCTGGTCCAATGCTGCACTGGCGAATGCCAAGATATCGGCCAGCGTGTCGGGTTCCGTGGTGACGCTCTATTGGTTCACCCACATCGCGAGCCTGACCACTACGGTCGGCACATCGGGCGGCGCAACCGAAACCCTGACGCTCGGCAGCGTAACGGGCGGGGCATCGGCGGATGTCAAGTTGATGGGTTCGCTGATCCGGTTGGCTGAAGATACCGCGCCAGCCACGCAAAACTCAGCGTTCTTCCTATTCACAGCACAACCCGGAAGTGGAACGGCCGGCCTGTTCAACTACGGCTTGGTGTTCGGCGGGATCGAAAACTACAACGGCGAATGGTCTTGGCATAAGGGCTCCACCCTGATCGGCGCCGGCCTGTCGATCAGTTACGGCGGCGCTGGGCAGACGCATCCGCTCGTTCCGAACTGGGCGAAATACGGCCTCGATTTCAGCAAGGTCGGCTTCTCCGGCAACGGTGGCGCTTCGATCCGGGTGCCAGGTTTCCAGATCGCATCCGACACGACGGGCGCGGTTTTCATCGGCGGATACAAAATCGCTGCGACCTCGGCCGGCTTGCTTTTGGACAGCACCACCGGCGGAACGGCATCGGCCGTTGCGGTAAGCTCCGGCGGCGGTGGTGGCGCCGGGGTCGCGACCGGCAACTATGTCGTGGGCGATCTCGGACATGATGCCTACGGCGGCCAATACGAAGTCGCGACTGTCAACGCTTCGACTGGCGCCGTCGCGACATTCACGGTGCGGGTTTATCCGTCGTTCACGTCCGGTGCCGCGCCGGCCAATCCCATCGCGGTCACGGGCGGTTCCGGGTCGGGCTGGACGGTCAACGCAACATGGCCGTCTGCCCCGCGCGTGCAGTTTCAGGCTTCGGGCGGCAATACTTTGGTTGGCACCGGATCGGCCATCGCGACCAACGCCACATCCGGCTTCCTCCAATTGCCGACGATGGCGGGCGCTCCGACTGGCGTGGTGGGTGCCGCTGGGCAGGCCGCCGTGGTGATTGATACCACGAACAACAAAATCTGCTGGTCGACTGGCGGCGGCACATGGAAGTGCGCGCTGGGGTCATAGGAGTGTCCGCATGTTCCGTCTGATCCTCGCCGCGGTCTTGTCGCTGGCGCCTGTCGTCGCTCACGCTGCTTGCACGCCGATGAGCGCGCCGCCGAACTCCATCGGCTGCCAACCGGCCATGCCAAGCAACCTTGAGGCAACTGATCTTGTGCTGGGTTGGCGTCCGTCGTTGGGCAAGGAAGCGTCCCGGTCCTTCACGCCGGCACAGATGCTACAGGCTGGGTTGCCGGGCGGTTTCTCGACGCTGCTGGCCACGGGCACGATCACCGGGCAGAGCAACCTGGCAATTACCGGCACATCCTTGGTCCTGGGCGCTGGCGCGTTCGGCAGCACGCTCGGAGTCAGCGGGGCAACCAACCTGGCGTCGACGCTGGCGGTCGGCGGGGCGGCTTCGTTTTCATCCACATTGGGCGTCACGGGTGCCGCGTCGTTCACCTCCACGGTCGGGGTAACGGGAACGCTGACCGCGCTGAACTCGCTGGTCGCGGGTGGGGCGGGCACGGCGCCGATCACGCTGTCGAGCGGCCAAATCCTGATGCCGGCCAGCCAAAGCCTGGGCATCCGCCTGACCACGGCAGCGCAGACCATCACGTTCGGCGCTCCGGCTGCGGGCTTGGGCGACGCGCTGACGGTCACGCCGAACTCGAATGGCAACAGCTTGTTTGGCGCTTTGCCAAACACCGTGTTGGTGTCAAATCGGCTAACTGCCAGTCAGATTTTTTCTCCCGCAACAACCTACACTCTAAGCGGCGCAGTCTCGCCCACATCGATCACCGGCAATGGGGCGACCGTTACGGTGACATTCCCGACCATTGCGGGGGTCATCATCCCGGTTGGGTCGACCGTCACGACAACCGGCTTCACTCCTTCGGGCTACAACGAAACGGACAAGGTTGTTGTCACATCCACATCGACAACGCTGACCTATGCCAGCACCGCGACCGGCACCATGACGGTAGCGGGAAGCATGGCCTATAAGATGACGCCGCCCGACCTGATCCGGTTCGCGAGCAATTGGGCGGGCGAAGCGGCAGCAGTTGGAGCTGCGTTCTCGCCCTACGAATTTACGATCCCATCCGACACCGCCCTTACGGACGGCACGGGCCATGGGGCGGCGGTCATGAATATCGCGCACAGTTGGTCCGGTGCGGCAACCGGCGGAAAGTTGGGTATGCAAGTGTCGCTGTCCCACACCGGGGCAACGAATGACACTGGCAGCCAGCAGCATGTTGTTGCCAACATGCACGCGCAATCGTTCTACAATGCCGGCGGGACGGGGACGGGCGTTCTGTCGCATGGCACATTTTATGGCCTGAATCCGCAAGTCAGGCTTGGCTATGGCGCGACCTATTGGCGGCTGGCGAATACGCTGGGCGAGATTGATCTCGCGGTAAACGCGACGCGGCAAGACATCACGCTCGGCGGAACCGTCACGGCAGGCGATGCCGTCACCCTGACATTCGCATCGGCGGATATCGTTGGCACGCCGGTTGCGGTGTCTTACACGGTCGGGGCGTCTCAGACGCTTGCCATGGTCGCGAACAACCTTGCCGCGGCAGTCAACAACAACACGGCTTTGCGGAATGCTCGGATTGGCGCGACCTCGTGGGAAGGCTCGCTTAAAATCTATTACTACACTCACATTGCCACGCTAACGATCACGCCATCTACATCCGGCGGTGCGACCATCACGGCGGTTAAGGGCACGCTGACAACCGGCGCGTCGGTCGATTTCAAGACGATGGCGACGTTTATTAGGTTGTCGGACGACGATGCGCCGGGTTCCTCTGGCAGCGCGCTGATGGTTTTCGGATCGTCCCTGGCGCCGTCTCCTAGCGGTCAGTTTGAGATGGGCATCGCGTTCAACGGTCACCCCGCCTATCACGGGTCATGGGCATTCTCGCCTTCGTCAACCTTGATTGGCAGCAACCTTACGACGGCGGTAGGCTTCCTCGACAAGTCCAGCCCGATCCCGTCCAACATGAGCCGGTATGGCGTCGACTGGCAGTATGTGAATTTCACGCAGGCATCCGGCGGCCGGGCGTTTAGGTCCAGTAATTTCGGGGTTGGCGGCGAGGGTATTATTTACTCTGGCCCGGCCGTCATCACCCCGTCGTCGGCTGGCCTTTCGATCGATGTTTCGGGCAAGGCGGCAAGCTCCGTCGCGTTGCAGTCTGGCGGCGGCGGCGGCGCGGGCCAGGTTATCGGCAATTACTTCCTCGGGGATATCGGGTTCGACGATTATAACGGGCAGTATCTCGTGACGGGCGTCAATGCCGGCACGGGGGCCGTTACGACCTTCACGGTTCTGTCGCCGCCGTCCTATCCGTCTGGATCAGCGCCATCCAACCCGATTTCTGTGAATGGCGGGTCGGGCCGGAATTGGACGGTCAATGCGACTTTCCCCTCCACCACAATCCTCAAGCTGCAACCCTCGGGCGGCAATACGCTGGTTGGCACGGGCGCTGCCATCGCGACGAACTCGACCAGCGGCTTCCTGTTGGTTCCCACTATGGCAGGCACGCCAACGGGCGTCGTCGGTGCTGCGGGCCAGGCGGCCATCGTCGTCAACACCACAGGCAATAAGCTGTGCTGGTCAGTAGGTGGCGGGACGTGGAAAGATGCGGTCGGCGGTGCCTGTTAGTGCCGCGCAATGAAGGAGCGACTGAATGAAACGATTGATCTTGGTGGCTGCGGCTGCCCTCACGTTGGGCGCGTCTGTCGCCATGGCACAGTCGGCGGTGCAACCCGTCACCCTGTCGGCGCAGGAGTATCAGGCCGTCCTGGCCGCGCTGGCAGACCGTGACCCGATCATGGCGCTGCTGATCCGCCGGCAGTCCGAAGCGCAGGCTGCGGCGCACACGCCACCGCCGGCAATGCCCACGCCGCCCGTGCCGCCGCCTGCCCCCAAGCCGTAACGAGACTCGGTGGCCGCAAAGGATCGCCCCCACAATGCGAGACGACAAATGCGGCCACCGAAAAATCGTGACACATCCGTTAATCATTCGCTTCGTGACGACGCCTTGCGAGAGGTTCAAGAGGAACAGGCACTACAGGAGGCACGAGAGCATGAAGCAGATATGCAATGGCTCCGCGAGCGCCGGCTGTTCTGGCAAGGGGTCCGATCATGGTGTGGCGTTGTTGGTAGGGCGGCGGTTACGGCCGTCGCCACCGGCAGCGTCGGGTTGGCTTTCGCATGGCTAGCTGGATGGCTGAAATTGCCACCGTCACGCTGATCGGTCGCAATTGCCGGATCAAGCACCCCTGGCGCTGCTTCGGCGCATGGTTCGTGATCTTCCTCTGCGTGATCGGATGGGGCGCCTATGCGTTCCTCCACGTCGGCCATGCGCGTGCATTGTGCGGGTGAGCAATGAGTGATCTGACGACAGGCGCACCGACGCCGACTGGCGGCATGACGGGAAACGTGCAGACGCTGGGCGCCATTGTGGTGTCGGTGGGCGTGACCATCGGCTTTGTCGGCTCGGTGTTCATTGTGCTGTTCAAGGCTCTGCCCGATGGCAGCGACGCCATTGCCAATGTGCTGCTGGGCTCGCTGGCCGCTATGCAGACGCAGGTGGTCGGGTTCTGGATCGGGTCAAGCGCCGGGTCGGCCAGCAAAGATCAGGCGCGCACGGCGCCTTGATCCTCTGCCTGTAGGTCGCGGAACGTCTTACGAGGCGCACGCCGCAACCGATACTCGATCGTCGATCGCGGCACCCCAAGGCTTCGCGAGATAGACCGCAGCGACATGCCGTTGGCCCGCATGGCAAAGATTTGTCCATCCATCGGGTGCGGTGAGCACCGCTGGCGCATAGGCGTTGCCGCTTTCGATAAGTGGTAGGTCAAGCAATCGATCGTCACGCCGAACTCATAGGCGATCTGCTTTATCAGCCGGCCTTGCTGCCGCAGGGCAACCGCCTCGGCCACCTGCTGCGGGCTCATGGCTTGGTGCTCAATGTCGCGAGGTCGAATTGCAACAGGTCCCACATGGCCAGCGGGACATCGACATGCTGACCGGGTGGAAAGGAAACCCGCACGCCTGTCGGCAGTTGGGTTGCCTCTGTTTCAGGTGTCCAGCCCATCGTGATCATCAAAGCGGCGATGGCTTTGGTGTCAATGCCAAGTCCGAGTGTCATCCCCGGTTCCCTCCTTCGCTTTGGACGCCCCGAAGGGCGCCCGCGCTTGTCATCCTTTCGCGAAACTCGCTTTTTTGGCGTAGTAGGCATCGGTCAATTCCTTGAGGATGTCGTCGCGCCCGTCGACCTTCATCCGCTCCGCGAACCGCTTGACCGGCATGCTCTCGTTCCATGCAGTCAGGTCGTGGATGGTCTTGCACGATTGCAGATCCGATATGCGATCCTCCAACGACTTGCGCGCCGGGTCCTCGGGTTCGGCTGCGGCCGGCGGCGGCGGTTCCGGCTCGTTGACCACGCCGCCCGTGGCCGCGTCGCCATCGTCATCCCCGCCCATGCGCTGCCGCAGCGTGTCCAAGATCGCCGCAGCCTCGGCCGATGCCTCGCTGGCTTCCTCGACCGCCGGGGCGTTGCAGTCCCAGATATCGACGCCATCGCGACGGCTCTGAACCGCCTCTTTCAAGGCGCGCGCGAAGGCAACTGGATCGGTGAACGGCTCGGGCCGCAGGTCGGTGCCATCCGGCGCCGATAGGAACGCCTGGAACCCGTCGCCCTGGGCCGCTGCTGGCGGCTGCTGTGCCGGCGCTGCGGTTTGCTGCGGGTCATCGAACTGGCCGGCCGGCGGTTCCGGCTCGCGCGGCGGCGGGGCCTTTGCCTCGGGCTGGCGTGCGGGCTTTTGAGCGGCCGGCTGCTTTTGTGCTGCCGCGTTGCGCTCCTGGCGGGTAGGCGGCGGATCAGCAAATGCGCCCCCGGTCGGTGCAGGCGGCTCCGGTTCCTGCGTCGGTGCCAACTGGTCAAACGTCGTGCCGTCGCCCGTCATGTCGATCGTCGGCGGGCTGTCGGCGCCGACTTCCTCGGCAACCGGCTCATTGCCGACTTCTTCGGGGAACGCGCGGCGCAGCGCGGCCGCCTCGGCGCATTTTTCGATCTGCCCATGCGGCCGCTTCTGCCACATATCGTTCGGGACCTCGGTGCGCCCCATGCGCGCGTAGGTTTCCAGCCAGTAAACGCGCGGCCCTGGCATCGGCATCCGTTCGCCCTTGACCATGCGGAACACGGTCATCTGCGCCCACATGGGATGCTGCACGCTGATGTTCACATGCCGGCTGTTGTGGTCCTGGCCGATGGTGCCCGAAAACTGCGTCTCCACATCGGGGCCAAACTTGCACTCGTCGCAGCCGGCATACTGGCCGGTGCGGAATGCGGTGGTGCGCTGCTCACCAATGCCGGGCCACACGCTTTCGACCATCCGCTTGCGGCCCTTGTCGTAGATCGGCACGACATGCACCGGGCGCTTCATCGGGTCCAAGCCGCGCGCCTTGCAGTAGGCCAGGGCCAGGATCACGCCCTCGACCGTCGTGGCTGCCGGGAACACGGCTTCGACCAACGCGCGCCATGTGGCCCGGTCAACTCCGAATTTCTCCTGCAAACTATGGTGGTAGGGCAGCCTTTCGACTGCCACCGCCACCGCGGTCTGTTCCGATGCCTGCTGCGCCCGCTGATGGGTGCTGCGGGTCCTGTCGCTCATGCTGCGTCTCCTTGGTTCTTGGCGTAGTGGACTGCGGGGTCAATCAGCGCGCCGGCCTTGTGCAAGCCGCGCAGCACTTCCAGCGCGGCCATGGCATCCGAATCGCTGCGGTGCGCGTTGGTGTGTTCCTTGCCCGTGAAGTGTATCAGGGCATGTTCCAGCTTCGGAAAGCCCTTGCCGTTGTCGGGCTTCTTGACGCCGGCTTTCATGCTGGCGCGCATCAGGCAGGTATTCAGGGTTTCCTCGAACAGGTCGGGCATCCCCGCGCGCCGCAACTCGCCTCTCAATGTTTTGCAATCGAACTGCGCATTATAGGCGGCGACGATCAGGCCGTCCTGAATGCACTTGGAATACCAGCGCAAGACTTCCAGCACCGGCACGCCCTCGCGCACGCATTCCTCGGTGGTCAGGCCGTTGATCGCGGTGATCTCGGGCGTGATCGTCCAGCCGGTCACCTCGTCGGGTTCCCATTCGCCGGTATCGGGATTGACCGCGCCGGGCGGCGAAATGATGCGGGTGAACGTCTCGATCACCTCGAAGTCGCCCGACACGATGATCCCGGTGAAACCGCACATGCGCGGCTGGCTCGGGTCGTCTGCCGGGATGGGCTTGCCGGTCGCCTTATCCTTGAACTGGAACAGGCCGGAAGTCTCGGTGTCGATCACGACGTATACGGGGTTGGTCATTGCTTCGTCATTCCTTCGGTTGATTGAACCACCACATCGCCAACGAACTCCGCGATGATCACCACAGCGGCCGTTTGCGCCAGCGTCATTTGCCGGGCCAGATCATGGCTGTGGATTTGCTTGATCGCCGACAAGACAACACCAATCCCGGCATTCAGCGCGTGCAGATTGGATGCCTTTCGGTCTTCAAGAAGGCCGAACATTTCCTTGGCCAGATCGTCGACCTCCTTTTCCCATTCGGGCGCGGTGCCGGCCTTGCGGATAAAATCCACGCTCATCGTCCCGTCCTCCGCGCTGCCGCAACCTGATGATAGACAATGCCGGGGCACTCCCGCACCGGCGCCACCTTCTGCCGGGCCGCCGCGTTGATGGCCGACAGGTTCGCCGCCAGGAACGTGACCGGCGCCGTGCCGTCCGCAACCGCCCGTGCCAGCGCGCGCATGTCGGTCACCTCGGCTTCCCAGGTCTTTTGCAGGCTGGTGGTGGTGCCAAGCTGCGATCGCTGCCGCACCAAATCCTGCGCCGGCACGGTGGTTGCCGCAGCCGCCGCGTGCGCTGTGTCCATCGCAATCGACGCGTCGGAATAGGCGCGGTCGGTCTGCCGTTCAGCCACCTCCTGGGCGGTGTCGTGGTCAACGCCCTTCTCGGCCAGTGCTGCCGCGCGGGCGGCTTCCTGCTCTGCCAGGTTGCGGGCAATCTTGGCCTGTCGGTCAGCCTCGGCCTGCGCCTCCGCGGCAAGGCGTTCCCGCTCTGCCCGCTCGCGCGCCTCCTTCGCCAGCAGGTAAGCCGTCTGGGCATATTGCAGGGTGCCGATCGGCGCACCGCGTGACGGGCCGATGGCCGCGATGATCGGGTCAGCCAATCCGCGGAACCATGCGTCGATGATCTTGCCGGCTTCGAAGATCGACCGCTTCACAGCCTTGCGGGCTTCTTCGACCTCGCCTGTGGTGCCGGCGAAATCGGCCATCTGCCGCATCCAATCGGACAATGCGGCGTTTTCCTCGTCGTTGGCGATGGGCTTGCTGCCCTCGTCGTGCGCCTCGCGCCATCGGGCAACGCCAGCCACGAACTCGGCGCTGCGGTCCACAAGGCCAGGATACTGCGCGGCGAACAGTGCCGGCATGTCGTCCAGCTTTATGACGAGCAGGTTGGTGGGGTCGATCCCGGCCAAGCGTTCCTCAAGGGTCGGCTCCGGCGGGTTGTTGTGGCCTAAGCCACCTACGGGCTCTACGTCCATGGTTATCCTCCTTCAAAACAGGCTTGGCCGGTCGCGCAACGCAATCGGCTTTTCCGGCTCTGCCAGCGGGTGGCTGGCGGGCGCCGCGCTCATGGCCTGCGTCATGGCGTCATACTCTGCCTCGCTGATCGGGGTGAGCGGCCAGCGGTTGACGAGGAACGGGATATCCTCCCAAGCCTCGGCCCCGCTGCCGTCCACCAGTGCGCCGGCCCGCAGCACGATCCAGCGGCCATCGGCTACGGTGATCCGCACGGGCAGCCATGGGCTGTCGCGCCGATGCCGATGCCGGTAGCAGCCGGGCGCGGGCGTCAGGCCGACGCCTTCGGTCACAGCGCGCCGCCTTCGTCGGTGCCGGGCAGGTTGCCCTGCGCGGGCGTCATAGCGGGCGCGTCCACCGCAGCGGCGTCCTCGATGACGGTAAAGCCCGACTGGTGCAGCAGGTCAAGGAAGGGGCCGACCTTATCGCTACGCCGGCTTTGAACATGCATCAGCGCGTGTTCGATGCTATTAAGCATCCGCACCGCCCTGTGGCTGGTGACAATTTCGCTCACTGGTTAAGTCTCCGCTGGTTGTGGTTCGACGCCGCTTCATCACGAATTGGCGCGCTCAAGGATCATCGCACGATATTTTCACTCGTCAATCATTTTCATTCCCGTTGACGTATGCGGCCGGCGCGTTCATCATTCCGGCGTCCCTTGTGGGATATCAGCAACAGGAGCGGACCATGGCGCGAGGGCGCAAAGCGGCGACGACAGGCGATGCGGGACCGGGGCACAACGGGCCGAGCGATGAACTGACGCGGGACTATGCGCGCCGGCTGGATGTGGCCAAGCGCGACCTGCGCGAGATTATGGATGAGGCTGCCGCCAAGCGCGGCGTGATTACCGGCATCAAGAAAGCCGCCGCGAAGGCTGGGGTCGATGTGCGGGCGCTGGAACGCGTCGTGGCCGAGGCCGTGATGGATCAGGACGAAATCCTAGCCGCCGAGCGTGCCTATATTCGGATGCGCGCGGTGCTGAACATGCCGATCGTGCAGGACGACCTTTTCCCGGCGGCGGCTGCGGCCCCCACGATGTCACCCGAGGAAGCGGAACGGCAGGCACTCCATCAGGCGGGGCAGGCTGGGTATATGGCCGGGATCAACGGGCACGATATCGACAAGGCCAACCCGCACACCGCTGGTGAGGAACTGTGGGTGAAGTGGCGCGAGCAGTGGCACGCTGGGCAGGCGCACATTGCCAAGGGCCTGTCACCGCGCCGCACAGCACCAACCAACCGCAAGCGGGCCGATCCGCCGCCGGCCGCGGCAAATGATGAGGGTGGCGAGGGCGAGCAAGCCCTGGCCAATGGGCCGGCCTTTCACTGATGTTCCGGCCGGGCGGCGTGCTCTGGCTGGACCTCGGCGGCGCGTTCGGGTGGGCCTATGGCCACGCGGGGGAAACTCCGCTGGCCGGGGTCTATGATCTGCCGTCGCTTACTACCGGCATCGGGCGCCGGTGCGGCGCGTTCGAAAATGCGCTGCTGGAACTGCTTGGTCAGTTTCGCCCGGTTTTCGTCGGCATCGAAGCGCACATGCCGGCGAAGCACCAGAAATCCGAAGCGGCGGCGGTGTCAGCGATTGGGCTGTATGCGGTCGCGTCCGTGGCCTGCTGGCGAAACGACGTTCGCAGCGAGACGCGGGCCGTCGACACGGTGCGATCCTCCGTCATCGGCCGATGCCGCCTAACGGAACAGGAGCGCGCCGCGAAGCTGGACGTGAAGGATGCGATAGTGCGCCCGTGGATCGACCACATGGGGTGGAAGATTCATGACCACAACGCGCGGGATGCCGCGGTCGGTTGGGCCTATGACACGGGCATTAGGGCAGGGAAACTTCGATGACAACGCAACTGGCATTTTTTGTGCCGGCACAACGGAAGTTGCCGACACAGCACACCGGCAGCGTCGAGGCGCATTTCGCGCGCTGGTATGACGAGTATCCCCGAAAGGTGGCGCGGGGCGATGCGCTCAAGGCTTACCGCAAGGCGGTCCGCAAGGTATGCATCGACACCGATGAGGCAGCGAGCGTGCTGCTGGCCGGACTGCGGCGGTATCGGTTCAACCCTGACCCGTCGTATCGGCCGCACCCTGCAACATGGCTCAACGGCGAACGGTGGCTGGACGATGACGGAGCCGGTGGGATTGATCCGGTCCTGGCGGCTGCGGGCCTGACTGTGGAGGACTTTCAGTGATGAACCTTGACCAGTCGGCCTATCTGGATTTCTTACAGTCCAAATTCGCTTTCGGCGCGGACCATGGGCGCGAAGTGCCGGTGTCCGACGTGCATTCGTTCTTGAAGCCTCACCAGCGCGATGTGGTGGCATGGGCGTGCCGCAAGGGCCGCGCTGCCATCTTCGCTGCGTTTGGCTTGGGCAAGTCGGTCATGCAGCTTGAGGTGTGTCGGCAAATGCTGCTTGACGGTGGCCGCGCGCTGATTGTGCTGCCGTTGGGTGTGCGGCAGGAGTTCCGCCGCGATGCCGGCAAGCTCGGCCTGGATGTGACCTTTGTGCGGCGCACCGATGAGGTCGGCGGCGATGGCATCTATCTGAGCAATTACGAAAGCGTCCGGGACGGCAAGTTGGACGTTAATCTGTTCAAGGTCGCCACGCTTGATGAGGCAAGCGTGCTGCGGTCCTACGGATCCTTGACCTATCAAAATTTCCTAACGCTGTTCGCCAACGTGCCGTATCGCTTCGTCGCCACGGCTACGCCTTCGCCCAACCGCTACAAGGAACTGATCCACTATGCCGGCTTTCTCGGCGTGATGGACACAGGGCAAGCTCTGACGCGGTTTTTCCAACGGGACAGCGAAAAGGCCAACAACCTGACGCTGTATCCGCACATGGAAAAGGAGTTCTGGCTGTGGCTCCATTCCTGGGCCTGTTTCATTCAGAAGCCTTCGGACCTTGGATATGACGATGCCGGCTATACGATGCCCGAGCTGGTCGTGAACGTGCATGAGGTCCAAGCCCTCGATCTGGTTGGGGGTGTCGATCGCGACGGCCAAGCGATGATGTTCAAGGACGCCGCGCTCGGGCTGAAAGAGGCAGCCTCCGAAAAGCGGGATACGATCGGTTTGCGCGTGGCCAAGATGATGGAAATCATCCAGGCATCGCCCGCGGACCACTTCATCCTGTGGCACCACCTAGAGGCGGAACGGGCTGCGATCAAAAAGGCGCTGCCTGCCGCAGTCGAGATTTACGGCACGCTGGACCTTGATGAACGGGAGCGCCGCACGCTGGGGTTCGCGGACGGAGAATTTCAGTATGTCGCAAGCAAGCCCGAGGTAAGCGGGTCCGGGTCCAACTGGCAGCGCCATTGCCACCGCGCCATCTTCATCGGGATCAACTATCAGTTTAACGACGTGATCCAGGCGGTGCACCGCATCCGGCGATACTTGCAGGATCAGACCTGCGTGATCGACATCATCATAGCCGAGACTGAGCGCGAGGTCTGGCGCACGCTACTGACCAAATGGCGCGAGCATGACGCGCTGACCGCCCAAATGTCCGACATGATTAAGGAGCATGGATTGTCCACCATCGGCCTTGAGAAAGAGCTTGCACGCACGATCGGGGTTACGCGATCCGTCGCCAAATCAACCCTCTATGAAGTGGCTCATAACGATACGGTGCTTGAGTGCGCCGCGATGGAAGAAAATTCGGTCGATCAGATCGTGACTTCTATCCCGTTCGGCAATCATTACGAGTATTCAGCCAGTTACAACGATTTCGGCCACAACGATGACAACAAGCGGTTTTTCGACCAGATGGACTTTCTGACGCCAAACCTGTTGCGCATTCTGCGGCCTGGTCGGGTGGCCTGCATCCACGTCAAGGATCGGATCAACTTCGGCAATGTGACCGGCTACGGGATGCCATCTGTCGAACCGTTCCATGCCGACTGCATTGCCCATTACCGCAAGCATGGGTTCGTCTATTTCGGCATGGTCACCATCGTGACCGACGTTGTGCGGGAGAATAACCAGACCTATCGTTTGGGCTGGTCGGAGAACGCCAAGGACGGCACCAAGATGGGCGTTGGTTCACCTGAATACCTGCTGCTGTTCCGTAAGCTGCCGACCGATACCAGCCGTGGTTATGCGGATGTGCCGGTGCCAAAGTCCAAGGCCGACTATACACGCGGCCAGTGGCAAGTGGACGCCCATGCGTTCTGGCGATCCAGCGGCAACCGGCTGCTGACGGTCGAAGAACTGAAAGGCTACGGCCCGGATCAGCTCGCTCGCGTGTTCCCACAATGGAGCCTCCAAGACGTCTATGACTATGAGGCGCACATCGCGATCGGCAATGCGCTGGATCAGGCTAACAAGTTGCCGGCCACCTTTATGGCTATCGCGCCGGGCAGCCACGATGATCTGGTCTGGACCGACGTGAACCGGATGCGGACGCTGAACGGCGAACAGAGTAGCCGAAATCTGCAATTTCACGTTTGCCCGCTGCAATTTGACATTGTGGACCGGGCAATCAATCGGTTTTCGTCCAAGGGCGATCTGATCTTTGACCCGTTCGGCGGCCTGTTCACGGTCCCGCTACGGGCAATGAAGCTGGGGCGCCGTGGCCGTGCGGTGGAGCTAAATGCTGAGTATTTCCGTGACGGGGTGCGGTATTTGGCCGAGACCGAGCGGGAAATGATGGTGCCTGACCTGTTTGCTTTGGAGCGCGTGGCATGAGCGACCTATTGCCGGAACTGCCGTCCGATACCTTGCGCCGCGTGTGGCTGGCCGGCCTGGCGAAACTGACCAAGCCCGACAAGGCCGAGGTCACCGCCGCCGGTTTGGTTGGTATGTTGCCAGCCCTGGCACACCTTGACGATGCCGCCTTCAACCAAGACACGTTGCGGGAGGTGGCGCGCAAGGTCAAATCCGGGGTGCCGTCGTTCGGTTTGGTCGAGCCGGTGTTGCTGCAATGGCAGCAGCGCAACAAGCCGCGCGTGGCCATGCCGCAGTTGCCGGCGCCGCGGGAGGCGCGCCCCATGCGGATGCCCTGGGAACTGGCACAGGAATGGGACGACGCGGAGGGCATCGCCCGCAAGGCTTGGGACATAGGCCAGCGGCTCGATTACGCGGATCAGGCTGGTGGGGCGTTTCCGCCGCCACCGCCGGGCGGCCCGCTGCCTGTGGTGCGGGATATCGAATGGCGCCTTGCCTTGGCCCTGACGGCGTGCGTGGCAAAGCACGCGCCACGGCACATGGGTATGTTGCGGCCCGAGTGGATCGAGGCGCATGAAAGGGCGAGCCGCGCCGGCTGATATTCGTTGACGGGTGGAATATTTCCGGCGCAGGATGTTTCTCATAGGAGGCATCGCCATGGGCAATCCATTCGTTTACGCGCCGCGCGCGGCACATCCCGAGGGTTTCGATCCGTTCAATCCTGATCTGGCTGGCACGCTGCGGGAAGTCGCGGTGTGGCTGGCTGAGGCGCCGAGGCCGGGCGTGATGCGGGATGCGGTGACCATTGACGCAAGCGCCATGCAGGACATGCGGTTGCTGGTACGGCGGGCGCTGGCGAGGGTCGGGCAATGAGAGACCCCACGCTAAAGCTGCCATTGTATCAGGCCATTGATTGCGTGGCGGAAAGCATTGGCTCGATGCCTGACGGACGAGCGCGACACATTCTGTATGGGTGCGCCGGTTGTGTGCAGGAATTGCTTGAAGAACGGGACCGGCTGAAAGCGCTTAATGCGCTGCTGTCCTCACGATTGGTTGAACTGTCCCGGCCGCCGTGGTGGCGCCGAGTGTTGGGGTTAAGGGGTCGGCATGGCTGAGTTTCACACGACGTTGCGCACGCTGCTGCGCGAGGGGCTGACCCTGGAAGTGCGGCCATTGGCGGTGCTGCTGGAAGTCGCGAGCGCAGGCAACAACGAGCAAGCGCGGCTGGTCGGCACCGTGGCGGATGGGCTTGGGATACCGCGGCCAACCGTCACGCGCATCGCGTCCATGTTTGTCGATGCTGGGCTGATGACACGCTACGAGTTGCCGCATGACCGGCGCACCTGCGTCCTGCACCTGACGCGGACCGGGCGTAGCATGGCAGATGCAATCCTGGCGGGTGGCGCCGGGGTGGGGGAAATCGGGGGATTGGTCGATGGTTGACCTGACCAAATACGTTTCGAAGGAATGGCCGATCGAAGATGTGGAGCGGTTGTACGCGCTTTACACCGGCGGCATGAGGGGTTGGGGCGAGCTAACCCTGGCCACGGGTCGCGCCAAGTTTCCGCTGATGGGCAAACTGGTTCGAATGGGGCTGCTGATCCGTGAGCCTACCGGCAGGCGTGGATGGCCGCCCAAGGCCGCTGATCCGGCGCCTGTGCCTGCTGTGGTGGCACCGAAGCCCGTGCCGGTCGAGCATGACGCGTTGCGGGGCCAAGCGCCGCCGCCGGTCACGGCATACCCGGCCAACATCCTCTCGCGCATCGGCATCGGCGCCGGCTACGCGCGGACCTGCCAAATGGTCACCGGGCAGTCGGGCTTGATGCGCACCTATTGCGGCAAACCGTCAACGCGGAAGTCGTGGTGCGATGCGTGCGCTAAGATCGTGTTCACCCCGTCGTCCGACAATGCGCGCACGATTGCCCGTATGGAGCGTTACGGGCGCTGATTTCTGTTCACCAAGGAAGGAAACAACGATGGCATGGGAAAAAATCCTGCGGGCCGAGTCCAGTCGACCGCCGCCGAGGCTCACGATGAGCATGGGCGTCTCGGGACGGCATAAAGCGCATGTGGTCCGGTTCACCATGCGCGGGGCGCCGGAATGGCTGCTAACGGGCAAGGTCGATCTGCTGCTCGGGCACGAGGCGCACGAGGGGCAGTTGCGGCTTGTTCCTGGCACTGAACATACCCCGGTGCAGATGCCGACCCCTGGCAAGCAACCGACCGGCATGGTGCGGCTTGTGCTGGGCAAGTGGCCGTCCATCCCGTTCTCGTATCAGGAGCCAACCGAGGTGCCGTTTGTCCTGTGTGAGCTTGTGGATGGCGTGCCGGCCATCGACGTGACGTTGCCCGAGTGGGCGATGCCTGAGTATCGGCCCGCACCGCTGGAACTGAAGCCGCCGCAACGGGTCAAGGGCGGCAAGGCGCGGGCCAAGGCGCTGCCGCCTGTCGTCATGGGCTGGTCCGCAGCCGTGGCCGAGGCCGAACTCGACAGTTTCCCGCTCACGGATCGGACCGTTCTGAGCGTCTGGAATGACGAGCGTGTGAAGCGCGGGCAGGCGCGGGTGCAGATCGCGGGGATGGCAGCATGAGCACCGGGGTAGGCGACTATCGGGCAGCGCGGCGCGCGTCGGCTGAAATGCAGGCGCGCTACCAAACGACGCCCAACCGTCAACCGGCGATGCGGGTCTGCCTCGGTCCTATGCACGGTCCCACCTCGGGGTTCAAGTTTCGGTCCGAACACGCCGGCATCCGGTTTTGCCCGGCGTGCCGCAAGTCCGACGCCGTGCGGGGCTGATGCTGGTGTCGTCCGATGATCCAATTCGCCAGGCCGAGATAGATGCGGCTTGGCGGTTGCATCGGGCGATGGATCGCCCCGAGGCGCGACAAAGCCACTTACGGCCCCAGCTTCGCGAGCGGCTGGCCGAGGCGCAAAACTGGCGGTGTTGCTACTGCGGGGTGCGTATGGAGGGCGCACCCGGCGCGTGGCCCGATGGTCCGACTTTCGAGCATGTCGTCCCGCGGTCGCGCGGTGGTACCAACCTGATAGACAACCTCGCGGTGTCCTGCGTCCAGTGCAACGTGAAGCGCGGGAACGGGCGCAAAGCGTGAACCGCCTCGCATGGTCCACGGCAGAGCGCGAGGCCGAGCGGCGGCGGATCATGCTGATGCACCTCGGGGGTGTCGATGCCGGCCAGGTCGCGGATTGGACCGGCCGGCCCGTCGACTATGTGCGGCGCGTCATTGCGGCCGATCTGCCTCGCGTGCTGCGGCCGTTTCCTCAAGGAAAGCGCGCATCCCGTGGAAGGTGTCCAAAGCCGTAAGCAGCAGGGCGGCCGGCGTTGATATCGGTCGGTGTGCGCTGTTGCTGTCCGGGTTTGACAGCCATGCCGCCAAGGTATTGAGCGACACGCCAAGCAAGCGCGCTGCCTGTGCCTGGGTTAGCCGGTGGGCCTGCAATATGGCGATGATCTGGTTGCGGGTCATGTGCCGTCTCCAAAGCAAAAGGGGCGCTTGCGCGCCCCCGGTTGGTGTCAGGCGGCCCCCTTCAATTCCGCCATTTTCTGCGACAGCATCCACAAGGCGCGGTTCAATTTTACATCGCCGTCAATGTTGTTCACCGGGCGCATCGTAGCCCGGCGGAGACGATTGTTTGCGTCCCTGGTCATTGTCCGCGCGCCACCGCGGATCATGTTCTCTTGCAGCCGGTTATGGGTCAGCCAAAGCGTGTTGCCAACATCCTCGCGGCGATGCGGGGCCAACAGGTGGTCGGGGGTAAATGGCGTTGCGGTGTTGCCTTCGGCGTCACCAAAGCGCAGCACATGGGCGGCGGCGGCCATGGCCTGCCGCTCGTCGTGGGTCAACTGCAAGCCGCCCCATTCCTCCACCGCCTCGATGGTCTTGGCGCTTTCACCGATCACGGTATAACTGCCTTCGATCACCTTCCCCATCACGTCGCCCGAGTGCGCAACCCGCATCTCCTGGCCGCCGCCTTCCATCACGATCATGGAATTGGTGCAGATCGAACGGAACACGCCAGAAAACAAGCGATAGCTGCTGGTGCCGTCGTGGGCGTTGATCAGGACAACCTGCGGCGCAACCCCGCCCAACGCTTGGCTTTTGGCCTGCGCGGTCTGATAGTCGGGGTGATGCAGCCGCAGCATGTGCTTTGTGAACTCAGCCTTGCCCTCGATGCGCGAACGGCCCTGGATCGCGGCCACAACCTCGAAACCCTCACGGCGCAAGCCGGCCAGGACTTCCAGTGTCGGGATGTAGGCAAACCGCTCGGAACGGCTCTCGTGAGGCTGGGCGGCAAAGACAGACGGGGCAACCCGGTGGATTTCTTCGTCCGTCATGGGGCGGCCAACCGAAAAGGAACGATGGCCTCCGAAACGCGCGCCGCGGAATGTCGTCATGGTGTGTCTCCTGTTGTTCGGGCTTCCTTGCCCTTGGTGCCGATTATACACAAACGATAATGCCGCGCAATCGGAAAATTTCCATTGATGGAAGTTTATTGGCGTGCCATGGTTCCACTCGGCGCATGGGGCGCCATGAGGGAATTGAACATGAGCAACGAGAGCGACAACCTGCGGCGCGTGGTCGACAAGTCCGGGGATCGGCCGGCGGATCGGTTCTACGATGGTGTGCGGGAAATCACCGAGGCGCAATATCTGGCGCTCAAGGGCTGGCCGGGGGTTATCGCGGTGCCGGCGTCCTACCTGCCGGGGGTGGTGTGATGCCGCACACGCCGGGGCCTTGGACAGTCCTCGCCACTGACGGCTACCGTGTTCGCCTAGACGTGCCTGGAAACGACCTAATGTGGTGCTTCGACACGCTAGAACTGCGTCATGCGCCGCCGCCTGTGGTCGATATCGGCCCGCGTGGCTTCATCTGATAACCGCGGCCGGCTGGGCAACTGGCTGGCCGCTTTGCTTTGGGGGTTGGGATGTTCGGCAAGCGAAAGACATCAGAAGCGTTGATCTGCATCGCAGGCGCGGCGCTGCTCGTGGCGTGGGTGCATCTGGCCTTTGCCTTGTTTGGCTTCAATGGCGCGTTGTTGGCAGTCGTCAGCGGGGCGCTCGGCGCCTGTGCCGTTATCCTGGCCGAGGCAATGGGGGAGGAATGACAATGGACGATGATCGGGGCGGGGATATGCTCGTGACCGCGTGCGGCTTGGCGCTGCTGATCGCGTGGGCCGCTTTCTGCTGGGGCCTGGGCGCGTGGTTGTGCCTGCTGTCGCTGCTGATCGGCGCCATCGGTGGCGTGCTGGTCGGTGTGGTCTACGGGCGGCGGGCATGATGGGAGGATGTGGCGCATGACCGCGACAGACGCAGACAAGATTGTATGGACCAAAGAAGAGCGGCAAGCTTTCTATCGGATGGATGATATCCACCAAATTGCGTCGCCGTTGTTTTGGCGATTAACAGAAATAGCGCAGGAGTTGGACCTTCTGTCGTTGATCCTTGAGGGCAAGACGCAAGAGGTCGAAAGGCGCGCAGCGGAACAACGAGAGGCTCTTGCCGCGCAAATACGTTGGCGGAAGGTATAGCGAAATGACCGACATGGTGGAGGTTGTGGTCACTAGAGCTTTGAGGTGGGGCATCGTCATTGGAACCGTCTGTGGTTTCGGGATTGGCTTTTCTTTGAAGCATCCTTCCGACTATCCAGAGCCAGAAGCGGTGCCCGTCATCGAGCGGGCAAACGTCGGCACTTTCGACTGGTCCACCTTGCGCGTCGGCCTCGTGTTCTGCTGGGTCTATCTCGATCATGGCAAGCTGTCGTTCACGATCCTGACGCATGACGAGGCGCGGCACGCTGGCGTGTGGGGTGAGTGCTCGCCTGCCGATGGCCCGCTGCCGGTGCGGCCGTATCCGGCGCCGGTCGCTTGGCGGTTGGACGAAAACCCGTGACCGGCCGCGAGTGGCGCTTGTGGGTGGCGTGCCCGTTCCGGCAATGGGGTGATATCCGCGTTGTCCGGTCGCCTACTGTGCCACGCACAAGCCGGGAGGCGCTGGCTCTTTGCTCGCGCAACCAGATGGGCAGCAATGACCTTGTTGGCTACTTCGGCGCATGGGAAATCGTTGAATAGCAAAAAGCCGGGGCGCTAACCCCGGCTTTCCTGCCCGTGCATCCGCCCCGCTCGCTGGGCCTGCGGGTCCGGCTGTTACCCCTGGCCCGCCTGTGCCGTAGGCAACGGCTTAGGCGTTCGGGCAACGGGGCCATACTGCCCGGCTCGCCGCATGTGGTCCAGTAACAGCATGATAGCGCGCGGCGCCGGTGGGGTGCCCGCTGCCCAACACCGCACCGTCCTCGGCGCAACGTCGACATGCCGGGCGAATGTGGTCTGGTTGTGCCCGACTGCCTCAAGCGACGCGCGGAAGGCTGCGGGGGTGGATGGGGTCGGTGCGTCCATGGTTGCCCATGCGGCGTGCAGCGCGGCCAGGGCGTCTTGGGCGGTCGTTGTTTCTGTCTCGTAGGCTTGGGCGTTTTCGTGCTCGCCGTCGTCGTGGAAGTCCCGAGCCAGTGCTTGCCAATCGGCAATAGCGTGACCCACGGCCGCGCTGATCGCCTCCATCTGTTCGGGCTTCATGCTGCTACCGCCTCCGCTACCAGTCCGACCGCGTGCGCGCTGCCGTGGTTCGCGCCACCGCACGCGCACTCGCATCGAAACCCCCTTGCCTCGGTGCAGCGGTCGTCACACTCGTGGTCTGTCACAAAACCGTCGATCCGGTGCGCGGTCCAGCGGTGTTCGCCGCACCGGGGGCACTCGGCGTCGAGGCTGGCTCGCACGAACAGGCCATTGCGCACGCGGCCGAAGATGATCACCGTGCGGCGGTAGATGCCGGCGCCTTTGCTGGTGGTCTGGCTGTCCGTGTAGGTCCTGCGGCTGGTCTGCCGGCAGGCGCGGCAACGGCCTATGCGGTGGATCATGGCGCGGCTCCCAATGCGGCACCGTAGTGCTCGGCAATCAAGCGGTTGACTCGCGTGACCAGATCAGGCCGCGCAAAGGTCAGATGCACGGTGCCGTTTTTATGCCAGCGTGCCATCATATAGTCGGTGGTCGCCTCGTTGGTGTCTTTGCTGTCTCGCATGATCGTGCGCATTGTGGCCGCAATCCCCTCTTGGTGGGTTGGGGTGGGCTTGTTGTCGAGCACATGAAAGCACCGCTCCACGTCCCGGATTTCATCTTCCCGGTAGTGGTTCAGGTAGAAGCCAAGCCCGTCTCGGTAGGTAACCCCGCTGTGCCAGATCGCACGCTTGCCAATCTTAAAGCCGTCGTTGCTTTTGTGCTCCCGGCTCAAGGTGCGGAAGGCGTTGACCAGTCCGCGCCGGAATATGCCATCTGCATTACCCAGCATTCCCTCAACGGTCGCGCGGATATTGTCGACGGTGCAAGCCGGCGGGTTCTTGGTCAGATCGTCCTCAAACTGCTTTTTTGCTTCGGCGTCCATAAGGCTGCCAAGGTTGGTTGCCTTCATGATGTGGCGCCACACGTCCCGGTCAATCGCGGTTGCTGCGGTCGTGCGCATCTTGTCGCCTTGCGGCAGGCTGTATTGGCTCTCCCGCAGGAAAGCGGTGTCGACATACGGGTTCCCGCCGCACGCCAGCACATGCGCGGCCTTGGCGTCTGCCAACATGGCCGCTGCCCGTGTGTAAAGGTCAATTGCGCGGTCCCGGTGCCCGATAAGCTGCTCCACTGATCCGCGCCTTACGATGTCCTCTGATATGCCCATGGCCTTTCTCCTTCTGTCTGGCTCTGGCTGTAACCCGGCGCTGCCGGGCTACCGCCAAGGTCAGGCAATCCGGCGGCGATGCTCGGCAAGCGCGCAATCCGCGGCCCAACGCTTTTCCTGCCGCTCGCGGTTTTCCCGCTCGGTGGGCGTTTCCGCCCAATAGCCCGTTGCCCACTCGTCAGGCGGCAAGCCAGCGTTGAAAGTCGCACGCTCGGCTTCGGTCATAATCACGTATTGGGCCATCGTCGTTCCTCCTATCAGCCTACGGGGTAGCCTGCGGCATCTGCCGCCGCGCGTGCCTCTGCCTCGGTGTCCCATGCCAGCGTCGCAAAGTGCCGGCCCTCACGCTCGGCAATCTTGCGCGCCAAGCCAGGGCCTGACAGTCGCGCGCAATCCAACAAGTCGGCGTCGCCTTCGTGTGCCAAGACCTGCGGCACGCGGCCGACGAAACCCCAACGGCCAGACGGGTATTGGATCAGGTGGCGGCTGGTCATGGTGTGGTTCCTTTGGTCAGGTTGCGGGAATCGGTAGAATGGGCGCGTTCCTGGCGCTTCGCTCGATATGATAGAAAAAGTCAGCAAAAGGGACGGTGCGCCAATCTCCCGTTTGACTGGCGCCGGCTCCTACCAGCGGTCGAATGATCGTGCTCGGTTGATCCGGGTGCGGCGTGTTGTCGTCGTGGATTTCAAACCGGCCAGGCTGTTCGTGGCTCAAGGTGTGGATTGCGACAAGGTAAGTGCGCTGGTTGGCTTTGCGGATATGCGCCTCAAGGCGCGTTGCGGCATCGCGGCACATATCGTGGTAGTGGGTCATGGTCGGTGTCCTCTGTGGCCCGGCTTGCTGCCGGTGAACAGACAATGGGACGAAATTGCCTAGCAGTCCACCGATATTTTCAGATTTGTTTGTTGTTCACGCTTTTGTTATCGTGCCTCGCTTCCATGGGGGTTCGCGTGGCGCCACCTATCCGACACAAGCCCGACTTCGAAAGTCTCACTCCCAAGCAGCGTAAATTCGTTAACGAGTACCTGACGAACGGCGAACAAGGCGCCAATGCCTATCGCGCCGCTTACAGTTCTACCGCTGCCGACTCAACCTGCGGTCGGGCCGCAAACAAAATGCTTTCACATCCAATCATCGGGCCAATTATCAAAGACGCAAAACGAAGGGCTGCCGAAGCAGTGCGGGAGAGTGCTATCCGGTTCGTGGTGACGAAGGAGCGCATCAGCCAGAACCTGGCTTCTATGGCGTTCACAAACCCCAAGCATTTGTTTCGCAGGACCGCGAACGGGCTTGAATTGTTGCCAGTGGACGAGTGGCCAGATGAGGCCGCGATGGCGATATCTGAGATTGTCGAGACGCGACCGGCCAAGGGGGCGAGCACCTTTCGGTTCAAGCTGATTGACCGGAGGCAAGCCACGGTTGATCTGGCCAAGCTACACGGGCTGATGATTGACCGGACGAGTATCAGGCTGGTGCGCTCGGTGACCGACCTGACGGATGACGAGTTGGATGCATTGGCGGCCGAGGGGCTGCCGCAGATTGAAGGGACCGCTGAGGATGTCGAAGAATGAACAATGGGGCGTACCGGTTGAGGGCTGGCGCCTTGCTGCGGATATCCTGCCGGAAAAGGTCGAGGGGCTGTGCGGTGAGGTGATGGCGCTGCGGGGGGTGTTACTGCGGGTGAATGAGGGGGCGAAGGATGACCGGGCGGCACTCGTCGCCTTGGGTTCAACTGCGGCTGAGTTGCGGACGGCAATAAATGATCTGCGGTGTTCAATAGCCAGCATCGGCGGTGCGGTGAACGAGTGCGTCACCTTACTGCGAGGTGTGCGGGCGGTGATGGAAGCCGACCGGGCGGCGCCAGTGGTAGACCTGCCCGCCACCCAACAAGCCGCGCTGGCTAAGGCTGCGATCGAGCGAGACAGCCTGATAGCGGCCGAGCGCGCCAGTCTGCTTAGGGCCAAACGGGATGCCGAAGCCGATGAAATTGCCACCGCTGGCCATGCGGGGCTGATGGATGAGGTTGATGCGTTGATCGCGCGGCGAGATGCGCGGCTGGCGGCGGATGATGGCCAGGCTCCCGCGTCGCAGGCGTCCACCATCCCGCTCCGGACCGATGGCGGCAACCTGCCCGACGTGGTGATGACTGATGGCACTCGGCGCAAGGTGCGACGGACAACGCTTAAAAAGCATGGGTTCAGTGGTTATCAGGTCGATCATCCCAACGGTTGGTCGTCGTATATGACCGCTGCCGAATTGGCGGCGTTCCGGCGCGTGGATGCCAATGGCCTGCCTGCGAAGCCGGGCGCGGTCGATCCGGTCGAGGCGCAGGCGCCAGCTCGCCCGCTGGGATTGGCTGAACAGGTTGACCGTGCTTTGGCTAGGTCATCTCGGAAGATGGGCACTGCACCCGTCGACGGCCTAGCGGAGCGCGGCGCGTGAGTCCGTTGCCCTACGCGCGGGGCGTCAATCCGCGGCTGGCGTCGGTGCTGCAAGCCAAGGCTGCGCGGGACTGGCAGGCGTCGGTTGAGCTTGTGCCGGCGAACGATCGATGAGCGACACACCTGCGACCGTCGTTGATCTGGCCGGCAACCCTGTGCAACCGGACGGCATCAACAACCCGAACGTGATAGACCTGCTGCGCTCGATCCTGGCTGCTGCTGAACGGGGCGAGGTGATCTCGGTTGCCGTGGTGTCTGTTCAGCCCATGGCCGCGATCCAGACCGCGTGGACCTATCGCCACGCCAATGACCAGTATGCGCTTCATGCGGGCCTGGATATCGCTAGGGCTTCGATCCTGCGGGCAATGATGGGCACCGGCTACGCTTCCTCGGAGGGCGGCCCGTTGGGCGGTTGACGGCGCGCAAGCCCATGCTTCTAGCTTCAAGCATCCACACGCGGACAGTCGACGGCGCCACCTTCAATGCCCTGGCGATGGCTGCGGTTGGGTGGCCTTGGTTCCAGAGTGCTCGGGCCACAAATGGCGCGTGGGGCGGTTGGGTGTGGCGGATAGCGTAGGCGTGCGCCATGCTGCTGCCTCCTGGCGTGCGGTGCCCATGCTACGGGTGCCAGGCTTGTTCTGCTGCTGTTCTCCTGTTTCAAACGGTGTCCGGTGTATCCAGCGTTAGCCAAAGCCCGAAGCGTCAAAGCTGCTGTCGATGCAGAGCGGGCGCGGCGTGCGGCATTGGCGGCGCGCAAGTCCGATGCCGAGAATGACCTGCTGGAATTTGTCGACATGTTCTGGCGGGTGGTCGAGCCGGTGACGCCACTGGTCAAGGGGTGGGTGCTGTCGGCAATGGCTGACGCGCTGATGGCGGTGACGGACGGGCACCTTACTCGGGTCATCCTCAATGTCCCGCCCGGTTCGATGAAGTCCATGCTGCTCAATGTGTTCTGGCCGGCGTGGGAATGGGGGCCGATGAACATGCCGCACCTGCGGTATCTCTCGGCTTCCTACTCAAGCGCCATTCCCGAGCGCGACAATGCCCGACTGCTACGGGTGATCACTGACCCGGTCTACCTGCGCTGCTGGGGCGATAGGTTCGGCGTGATCCGCGCCGGCATGACGCTGGTGGAGAATGACAAGACCGGCTGGAAGCGGGTCATCTCGACGTCCAGCGGCACAACCGGGCATCGCGGCGATCGTATCCTGTGCGACGACCTCAACGACCCAAACGACGTTGAAAGCCCTAGCGTGCGAGCGGCAACCGTCCATTGGGTGCGCGAGGTCATGCCCGACCGTTTGAACAACATGCAGCAGAGCGCGATTATCAACGTCCAGCAGCGGACGCATGAGCAGGACGCAACCGGGGTCCTGGCCGAGCACGGCGACAATTACACCTGGATCAGTATCCCGATGGAGTTTGACCCGTTGCGGCTGTGCCGGGCTGAGCTGCGATGGGATGAGGACGGCGAGGTCCTGCAAGAGTGGGTTGACCCGCGCGGCGTCGACGCTGACGGCAAGGAATTGGCGGGGCTGTATGAGGACGAACGCGGCAACCTGAAGGTGACCATGGGTAGCCCGATGGCGCAGGCGGCGGGGACGCTGGCTTGGCCCGAGCGGTTCCCGCCAGACACGGTGGCGGCCTTGAAAAAGATCAAGGGGCCGTATGCCTGGGAAGGGCAATACAACCAGCACCCGACCGTGAGAGGCGGTGCGATCATCCAGCGGGATTGGTGGCAGACCTGGGCGGCGCGGCACTACCCATCAGTGGGCACGGTCATGGTCAGCGTCGACACGGCCATCAAGGAAAACGAAGCCGCGGATTACACCGCCTGCACGGTGTGGGGCGCTTTTGCGGACGATGGCGGGGCACCGCAGGTGATGATGCTGGATGCGTGGCGAGACCGGCTATCGCTGGCTGAAACGGTGGCGCGGGTTGGGGATAGCTGCTTCCGCTGGAAGGCCGATTACCTGCTGATTGAGGACAAGGCCAGGGGCCACGATGCCTCGGTCGAGATACAGAGGCACTACACAAACCGGACCTGGGAAACGGTGCTGATCAAGGTCAACAGCAACAGCGGGGACAAGGAGGCACGGCTGCGGGCGGTGTCGCACCTGTTCAGCGGCGATGTGCGGCGTGACCCGGTTAGCGGTATCGACATTTGGGTCGGCGGGATGGTTTGGGCACCGGCGACTGAGTGGGCAGAGGAAGTGATCAACGAGGTAACCTCGTTCCCGCGCGGGGTGCATGACGATTACGTCGACACCGTGTCACAGGTAATGCACTTCATGCGCCGGCATGGGGTGGTGCTGCGGAAGGCGGAGCACGAGGCGAACGAATATGAGGCGCGGAAGTTCCGCAAGACGCCTGGGGTGCCGTACGCGGTGGGGAGGCAGTAGGCTTTGAGTAAGCCGGTGCGGGTGTTGAGTAGCTTGGCGCTTCCTTCGGGATGCGCCTTTTGTGTATGGTGCGCTATCGCCCGCGCCACGGCTTCAATTGGGTCGGTCATGGGGCGTCCTTTCCCAACAGCGACAGCACCATCCGAAGTGTGTCCGTTGTTGCTTTGTGCATTTGCGTGTGCATGTCGACGGCTTGGTTCAGTTGCGCGACCTCAGCTTTCAGCGCAGCGATTTCCTCCTGCGCATTGAACACCACGCAGCTATTGGGGCGCTGCAATGTATTCCGCGGCATCGGAGCAAAGAAGCGGGTGACTGGTAGGTCTGCATCGGCTTTCATGGCCTGCAAAATTTGCGCCGCAATGGCTGCGTGTGGGTCGCCAACTGGCATCGTCCTACCCTCCTTCATCTGTTGCATCAGGCTTTCGCTGCTGACGCTGACCGTCAACGCGGCCGTTGCGCGGATCATGGCGCCACTCCGATATCCCATGCGTAAGTCTCGGCGCCGTCCTCGCCAGCGCAGTAGGCGGCAACCCACGGTTCATAGCCGTCGCCCAGCAGCGCGCGGGCAATCTGGTCGATCACCCATGCCTTGGGGTGGTCGCCGTCGATCCCGCCGAATTGCTCGATGATGGCCATCGCGGCTTGGATGCTGGGGTTCATACGTCGGTCCCCTTGCGCTTCCACGTCGAGCACATAAACCCATCATCGGGCCGCATGAAAATCCGCGGCTCCCATGGCAAGGGTGATGGCCAAAAGTGTTTGGTCCAAGTGCAATAGAGCGGATGCGGGCTGCGTCCAATTTGCCCTGGCTCGATCTGCGTGTATTCCGACCACTGGCAATTCGCGCATCCTTGGTTGGGCGGCTTGGCCTCCGCGGCTGGGGCCGGTGGCGCGGCATGCAACGGCACCGGCGGGACCGCGCCCGGATCGTCCAGCACGCTCCACTGCTTCTCGGCAGGCGCATTGGCAATGGTGGTGTTGACGAACGTGCCGTTGCCCAGCGGCGGCGCAGGCGTGGCGTCGGGCGCCGGCCCAAAGCCCAATCCCATCGCTTCCATCATGTGTTGCGGGGTTCCAACCCGAACGGGCGGCATCGCGTTGCCGTTCAAGATTTCCTCGGCCGCCGACTTCATGTATCGGCCGACCTCGGATAGCGGGGCAGGCGTGGATTCCGTTTGGCCAATGGCATCTTCCGTAAAGACTTTGCCTTCCACCTTAACAATTTCATCAATGATGTCTTGGGCCATGCTTTTGAGGCCGTGACGATAAATCGGAGTGTTTGACGCGCTATAAGCGTGCCAAGCGGCAACCGGCAAATAGCCGTGCTTGTTCATTATGACCCCAAGAATTTGGGCCAACTTCAACTGGTCGTCTGCGCACAACGGGACCACTCGGCTGTTGCGATTGCCATTGTCGGGCGTCGGCTTCTGTTTGGGCGTCTCGCCATCGCTGGCCAGGATGCCGCGCCACAGGTCGATGATCTGCGACGCGATGCGGTTGATGGCGTCAATGCCGGTTCCGCTTTGCGATGCCAGCACGGCCTTCCTGATCGCCGCACAGTCCGCGTCCCCGATCACAGTGCCGGCCAGGGCATCCAGCACAACACCGATTTGCCGCTTGGCTTCGTCGCGATATGCGTCCTTGGCATGTTCCTGGCGGCTATCCCAATATCTGCCGGCATTCAACTTTGCCAGGCGTTCGACAACTTCTTTCATGCGCAAGGTTCCTTCTGTGCGCGGTGGGGTTAGCGGATAAACCAGAGGTAGGCGGCTGCCAACACAGCAAGCCAGAATGCGATCGACACGGAATAGCCGTGCTGGATGTTCCATCTCCGCAGCCTACGCGACCATGTGCCGTTGTCCGGTATCTCGCTCACCCCTCACCCTCCATCTCTACCGCCCGGCACAGCAGGTCCGGCGTTCTGGATCGCGTCGTCCGATGGTGCACCGCGTCGTATCGCAAGTGGCACCGTTGGCAGAGCGCGCGCAGGTTGTCCGGCCGGCAGTCCTCGGGCGTGTGGTTTAGATGCGCGACCGTCAGGACGACGCGCGATTTCGTCAGCGGATGCGGTGCGCCTTGGATGGCATCGCACCACTCGCAACGCCATCCAGCCATGACCCGATGCCACAAGCTGATGAGCGGCCATTCGCGGGGATAGCGTGCCCGGTTCTCAGCGCTGATCGGCATCGGCGTGTTCCAGTTCCACAGCCCGGCACAGCAGCGCGAGGGCCGTGCGGGCGCGGGGTCCGGTGGGGGCGAAGCAGATAGGCGGACCAGCCAAACGCTTGTGATTTGCAACGGCATACCACCCACCAGCAATCGCTTCGCCACCCCTCGTTCGCCACCCCCGCTCCCGCAGCGGCGCCATCAGCAGGTCGGCGGCGTCGAGGCTGGTGAGAAATAGCGGAAGGGTTTTGAACCAATCCCCTGTGTCGTAAGAAACCCAATAGGCGCCGTCGATTGGGTCGGATTGGATGCGCCATTCCAGCGCGGTCGCAACTTCCTCGTTCGTCGCAGTCCCCGCCATCACTCGGGCGGCGAGGGCACGCAGGGTCGCGGGGTCAGTCATTAAACATCTTCCCACAGTGGATGCATTCCCAGGAGTGGTAGATCGGACGCAAGACATGCGTGCAGATTCGCTGTGCCTGCCATTGCTTGATGCAGGCCTTCGCTCGTGCGAGATCGAGCGCGAACCATCCCGGTTTCAGGATCACTTCACGATGTGTCGCGGGGTCATCTGGCATTTCCCGGCTCCTCAATCAGCCGCAACGCCTCTAGTGCGACGGCTTCGTGGCTCAAAAGGTTGTCGATACACTGGCTTTGCGCTGAGACGATCAGTAACCCCTCGCGGGCGATCTCCAAAGCCTCCCGCAACCGCTTGTTCTCTTGCTCCAACCGCTCGCGCGCTTCGGCGTCGTCGGGACGCGCGGGGCGGAGGTAGCGGTAGCCGGCGCGTGCCATATCGTTAGAGCCAATGTTCCCCAATGGCTGATGCCAACCATCACCCGGCCACCAAAACCTCACAACCGCATTGTCATGTATTTGTAGCCAATGCCATCGCTCGTCCGCGTGTTCAGCCGGCGGCGCGCATCGGTCACTCATGCGGGGGTTCCTTCGGCAACGCGGCGACGGCGGCATCAAGTGTAATTCCCGCGCGTTCGTAAGCCATTTCCGCAGTCGGCGTCATTGTCCGATTAGCTTTGGCATTCGCCGTCACTAGCATTGTCGCCGCCTTAACCACCGCATCGCGCGCGGCACGGTCGGGGTCGGCGGTCAGGTAGGCGCGGATGGCGGTTTCGGTGCTTTCGTGAAGTGTTTTATTGTCGCCATACCAGCCGTCCCTAAAAGCGACATGGGCAGCCGCCAGCGCGACCTCGTTCAACTCGATCTCGCTCATTGGCGGTCTCCGAACTGGATCACGACCCCGCAGCACGGTATCGGCAGGATGTAGAGGCGTCGCCTCCCCCTCGGCTGCCAGGCACAGCAGCGCCATGGCCACGCGGGCGGCGCGTTCGGTGGGGGCGATCGCGAAACACTCAATGCCATCCGGGTGATAGACACCATTTGCCTGCCATCGCAGCCCAGGACGCTGGCGAATGGAAATCTTCCATCCCCTCTCCCGCAGCGGCGCGAACAGCGCGTCGGCGGCGTCGAGGCTGTGGAGGTAGTCGGGCGCCCATACCTTCAAGAACATGGACCGCTTGAGGTCGGTCCGACCGCTCATGTTGCACCACGTTTGGCAATGGCGTTCTTCATGTTCGGTCAGGCCGACAACGGCGTCCCAAATCAGGACGTTGATGCCGTCTACCTCCCCCGCCATCACGCGGGCGGCGAGGGCGCGCAGGTCGGCGGGGGTCATGCATCAGCTCCCTCAATCCACCGCTCCCCCTCCGCTGCCAGGCACAGCAGCGCCAGCGCCACGCGCGCGGCGGCTTCGGTGGGGGCGGTGGCTTCGATAAGCTCTTGGCGTTCATCGCCGGGACGCCGCAAGTGCGCTATCGCGGCAACCGGCGCATCGCCGACCTTTTCTATGAATACAGCGTGCACCACATCCCGCAGCGGCGCCATCAGCGCGTCGGCGGCGTTCAGGTCGCGGAAAAACATGCCGTAGGGCACGCGCATCTTTCCGTTCATATCCTGCCATAGCCTATGCTTTATCCCGTCGCCGTGCGGTGCCGTAGCGTTGAAGATATACTCGTTCAGATCGTCGGTATTCTCCCCCGCCATCACGCGGGCGGCGAGGGATCGCAGGGTGGCGGGGTCAGCGGTCATTGTTCGGTCCCTCGATCAGCCGCAACGCTTCCAACGCAACGGCTTCATGGCTCAACAGATTGTCAATGCACTGGCGCTGTCCCGAAACGATCAGCAGTCCCTCGCACGCAATGTCCAACGCCTCCCGCAACCGCGCGTTCTCTTGCTCCAACCTCGCGCGCTCGGTCGCGTCGTCGGGGGATGCGGGGAGGTGGTAGGTCCAGCCTTCAGCAGCAAGCGTTTCTGACTTGCCGCCGAAATCGCGATACATCCAGAAGGTGCCGAGGGCTGTTCCCGATATGCGCTCGTATAGCCGATAGCCATGGTCATTGTGTTTGAACCAATGGTTTTCAGCACCCGCAGCAGGGCGGCATTCGTCGGTCACTGCATCCATGATACGCATCCTTCGGTCGAACAATGGCCGTGAACGTGGCCGTTGTATCCGCTGATCGAAAGCGTCAACGTGCCGGCCCCACAAGCAAGGCACGGAAATGTTCCGCGGTTCGATCGCCCCTTATTGGCGTCGCGAAACTGCTGAATGGTCGGCCCGATTGCAGCCATCTGCTGGGTACGCACTTCAAACCGTTGACGATACGCTGCTATGCCAGCCTCGGAAGGAAGCGCCAATTTGTCGCACAACGCATCGTTGGGCTTGGACTTCCCGCCATGCAAAAAACAGGGACGATTAGCCCACTGTCCGCCATCGAAAGCAGAATACGAAACGCCAGCGAGGCAGGTGCCATGATCTGCCATTGCCCGGTAATTGTTGCAAAAACTAGGACGCTCACGTTTTGTTTTTGGTTCTTCGGTCACGTCCGATCCCCCTCAAGGTAAGGCCCTGGCCAGCGGATAGGCCGGGCGATGAACATCCAGGTTTTGAAGTCGCCCAACGGCGTCTCGACGGCCTTGGTGCGATCCGAGGTCAGCCCCCAGGACACGACGCTATCGGTCACGTCGAACACGAACCTTGCGCGACCACCGAACCGCGGTGCCGGGGCCAGTGCGCCGCGCTCGGGCGGCCCAGGGTCGGTGTAAGTCATGGCCGATCCTTTGCGGTGTAGATGCCGACGATGCCCCATTCTTGCAGGTGAAGCCCGTCTATTGGCGAGTGACCACGTGGCCGTCCACGCACATAAAGGCGTCCTTGCGTGTCGCTAAGCACCCTGATGTAACGGGCCGCGTGATCCCGGTGGCAGTTGACCACCCATCGCATGATCGCCTCCTTCGTTGCGCTTTCAGCATACCGCCCGCATCCATCCCCGCTCGCATCACGGAACCGTGAGCCTCATCACGATTTGGTGAACCACCGCCAGGCGCCATACCCCGCGAGGGCATACGGGATGGCCAGGATCGTGACCGCCAGGACGGTGTTGTTGTTCCACGACGCGACGGCCAGGACCGCCATGGCGGCCAGTTCCAGGGCGGTCACCGTTTTGCCGTCCGGGTTGCAAAGCCGGCGCATAGGCTCTTGGGGCGCCCTTTCCGATCCAAGCGCTCGTGGCACAGGAACTCCTGCCTGTCGCGCTCGTTGATCGAGTATTCCGCGTCCAGTGTCGTCACTGGCGACTGGTTGGCCGGTGTGCCAAGGCGGAACGCGCAACCCTGGCACATCCCCTTCCGCGGCGCGTCGGCAGCCAGCCGCACCCCATTCAGAGCGCCTTGGATGGTCGGAAAGTTGATCTGGTGCGCGTCGTGCGGGTGAAGGTCACCGCTGGTTATACCGAGCATTTCGATCATCTCGCGGTTGTTCGCTACCACGCTGTTGGCCAAGCCGATGAACTGCGAGAACAAGCGGACCATTTCGGTTGGCCCAATTTCGTCCAGTATCCGCGCCAGCGCCATGCGACGAATATCCTCGGGCAGGTAGGGAATGCCTGACAACCGGCCGGCATCGGACTTCGTCAGAGCATAATCGGTCGCTGTTTTGTCGGTCACCGTGGCAACTCCTTCTGCGCTGCGTCCCGCAGCATACCGCCCGCGGTCGCACCCGCTCGCATCACGGACCCGTGAGCCTCATCACGATTTGGTGAACCACCGCCAGGCGCCATAGCCGGCGAGGGCATACGGAATGGCCAGGATCGTGACCGCCAGGATGGTGTTGTTGCGCCACCCGATGGCCAGCAGCGCGGCGAAGGCCAGGAGTTCGATGCCGGTCATAATGGCGCGTCTCCCTCGGCAAAAACGACCTCGGTGTTATCCTCTAATTCGCGAGCGGCGAGGATGGCGGGCAGCTCAAGCCGGTTGCGGGGTGTCACCGTGCCGTTTGCGTGGGTCCTGGTGCCGGTCGAAACGAGAAAGCCGCCGGAGCGAAGAAACTGGAGACCGCGTTGCACGGTGCGCACCATTTCCCCGGTGTGCTCAACGAGGATTTCCCGTGATACGTCAATGTTCCCGTTGTCGGGATCGGAGAGGGTCAACAACACGTTGCACAAGTGCTTGACTGTCGCCGGCCAGGATCGCGGCATGGCCCGATGTAGCTGGGCGCTGCGGCGATGAGCCGATGCGTGCTTGGGATGGTGATCGTTCACGTCGTTACCTTTCAACGTCAGGCAACGGTTGCAGATCGGAGGTTGGCGACATAGATTGCCGCAAGTGGACCGGCCCGCACCGTCATGTGGTGCATCAAGTTTCGGCGCTACCAACGCCGTTCGCCGGTCCACTATCTTCCCGCTTTTCATGAATGGCAACCACAATCCGCGCGCCGCATTGGCGTGACCGGATGATGACAGCTATCGTTGATTTCTGTGGAACGACGGGTGATAGTGGGCCGGCGTAAGGCGCTTTGGCGAGCGCCGAAAACTTTTTGCACCGGCAGCGACGGTGCGGACCGGCCCACCGGCAGGAACATATGCCGTGCCTACTCGGTCTGCAATCGTTGTCCAACATAGGATGACGTGATGAGCTTCAAGACAATGCTTTGGGCGATTGAACAGCGCCACCTATCCCCTACGGAAAAGGTGGTTCTGCTAGACCTCGCCGAGCGGTCCGGAGAGGACCAAACCTGCTGGCCGACCGTCAGCACCATTTCCGCCCGATGCAACATTACCGACCGGACAACTACCGGCATCCTACACAAGCTACGGTTGTATGGCCTGATCAACATCAGGCAGTCGCAGGGGCGCAAATCCAGCACCTATGTCCTCGATGTGAAGGCCAAATATAACCCTGTAAAATTTGCAGGGTCGGACGAATTGGACCCTGAAGCTGACGCGGGAAATGTGCGTCAAACAGCAATCGACCCTGAAATTGAGTGCACGGCAACGGTGAAATCCACTGCACTCCCTATTCATACTACTGAACCTGTAAAGGGAACCTGTAAAAGAACCTGTAAAGAACCACGCGCGGGCGCGCGAAGCGGGATTTTTGAAGGGCGCTTAGAAGCCGATTTTCAGGAGTGGTGGCAGGCTTATCCGAAGCGTGCGGGGATGGACGATGCCAGAGCGGCATGGGCGAATGCGGTGACGATGATCGAGCCGCGTGCGCTCCTGGATGCAACCAGAGCGCATCGGTTCCCAGCCGACCCGACCTATGTGCCATTGCCGGCCAACTGGCTTTCAAAGCGCCGATGGATGGACGAACAGCCGGGAGACGGGATCGACCCGGTGCTTGCCGCCGCCGGCCTGTCCCGCGCAGACCTCGATCCTCCCCAGGGCAAAAGGCGCGCCGCCCGATGAAGCCACCGCCAGACCACCTTGCCGCAAATGAGATGGCGCTGTTCGACCGACTGCCCGACGATCTGCGGCAATTCCTGAACGACTGCCCGCGCGGTATGCCGGCATGGGTCGGGAACACGTTTTACCGCCAAGGTGG